TTTAATCAAATGAAAAAATTCAATTACGAATTAGTTCCTACTGTAACTGTTACTGTTGCACTACTCATTCCTGCGAAAGGATCTGCACCTGTTGGACTAGCTACAAAGTTTGCAGGTTTTAACTCTTGACCTGTGAAAGTCAAAGTATATCCTGATAAATCTCCCATTGCTCCACCTGTTACAATTGTTCCTCCTGAAACATCTGCTCCGTGTTCAAGTCCCATTACCATTACATTTCCATTATAGTCCTCTACTGCAACGTGAGGTCTGCCATAAGCAAGTAGCTTAACTTCAGCGTTATCTTCCTTAGACAATTTTTTTAATGTTAGGTTTAATGTTTGCTCAAAAAATACTGTTCCGTTTTCTCTTGAAGCTGTAACTGTTTGCTCAAAAGTACTATTCCCTTTGAGATCGTATTTATATGCTGTAAATGTACCTGACATATCAGTAATTTCGTCTGCTGTTTGTGTAACAGTACCTAAATCTCCGAAGTCAGTAAAATATACAGCACGTAGTCCACCGACTACATCTTTACAAGGTTCTTTGCGCCCTCTAGTTAAATCACAAGCCATATCTTATTATTGTTTAATTAAAAAAGGGTAGGTAGGCACTTATTGGCTTACCCACCCCTATTTATTGGTTAATTATTTATTAAATTCCGTAAGAAACAATATCTCCAACGATACCATACTGTACCCCTGCAGTAAATCTCATTACTACTCTTACGTTTTGCGAACCATCAAGGTCAGCCATATCGATCAACTTAACTTCATTGTGATCTGCTAGTAAACCTGTTCCAAAGTAAAGGTTAGATTTCTCTGCTGCAACTGCTGTGTTATCAGCTAATCCGTTTGCTACAAACATTTTCACACCATCAAAAGATAATGATCCGTTATTCCACCATTGAGTACCCATAGCGTTCGTACCTGCTGCACCTAATCCTGCTGCACCAAATCCACCTAATGCACGAACATATGCTCTTGCAATATTCTGTGATACATAAAGGTTAAGATCATCACTCCCGTATAAAGCTGAAGGAATTACATCTACAATAGATCCAATTTGTGCAATTACGTTTGAAGCATCTACAGACGTACCTGCAATTTTCTTTGCACCTGTGTGTGCTGCATCTGCATCTAATAAAGTAGTCAATCCATCAAACTGTCCGTTTGTTGCTGTTGTACCTTCCCAAATACTGTTCTCAGTTCTCTGTGCTACTTTAGCAGCCACGTGAGAAATTAAATAATCACTAAATGATGGAGGTAGGTTATCGTGTGCTGAGAATCCCATTGATACAGCTTCCCAATCTGACTGAAAGTCTTTCTTACATAGCTGTAGGTTCACTTGCTGATACTCAGGCTGAATTATTCTTTCTGCAAGAGTAACTGTTGAAGTCGGATCAAAGTCACAAGTTGAATCTTTAACAATATCATCAGTAGATAATGTTTTAATTACTTCTTTAAATTTAACATTAGGTTTTACTGTAATCCCTCCGTTGTCGATTGTACTTCCACTTAAAAGTGCTGCTGAGATATATTCTCCTGCTGCCTCTCCTGCGTAAGTTGTTGTTATACTAGTTGTTGTTGCCATTTTATAAAATTTATTTTTTAATTGAACTAATTCTGTTTAACACTTTGTCTAAAGTGGTTTCATTTCTGTTTTGTGAGAATAATACTTTTTTCTTATTTTCTACACTAGCTTCTGGGTTATGTTTGATAGGATCTGCTGCAGGTTTAGATAACTCCTCTTTTAATTCAGCAATCTCTTCATCCTTCATTTTTTCTTCTTCTTCATCCTTATCTCCATAAGCACCCATTTCTTCTTTAATAGACATAACCATTTCTTTAAGAGCATCAAACTCTTCTTTTGTAGGATATTTAGTTTCGTCTAATTCTTCTTCAACCTCTTCTTCAGGTGCTTCTTCAGCCTTTACTTCTATAGAGTTAATTACTCCATCTTCAGCAACGTCTAAAGTTCTTCCATCTTCTAGTTGATACTCTCCTTTTGGTAAGGCTACTTTTTCATCTTCAGTAAGAATAAATACATCATTACCTTGAGCAAAGTCATTGGACTCTAATACAGTCCCATTCTCTAGTTTTAATTGTGCCAAAACTACCTGTGGCTCTTGTGATTGCTCCTCAGATAATTCTACGCCCAATAGGTTTTTTATTTCTTTTAACATTTC